GTTTCCTCCTTTTGCTTGTTTATAAATCATAATTAACTTGTTGTCACCGTTTTATTTACAAAGTCACTAGCTGACCACTCTTCAGTTGTCGCTACAGTAGGAGGTGACCCACCTGCATAAACTGCATTATTTACACCCCCAAAAGAACCACCAGCGGCTCGACCAGATGATAAATCGTTAAGCTCTGTCCAAGAGGTTCCATCCCAAAATTGTGTTGTAGTTCTAGCGGGAGCGTCATTACCACCAAATATTAAAGCTCTTGTTGCTCCATCTCCTTGAGTAGACCAACCAGATTCATATGTTGCTGTATTTAAACTTGAAACGGCTGTCCAAGCTGAACCGTTATATGTGTAAGCAGCTGTTGTTCCAGAACCTTCACCAGTTTTAACTCCTCCTGCTGCTATAGCAGAAGTTTGTGGTCCTTGCACTGCAATATTATAAGTGGCTACAGGAATACTTCCACCAGCAGTCCAGTTTGTTCCATCATATTCTAAATTAGTAGCTATACCACCTGGTCCAGTAGGTCCTCTTCCACCTGTAACCATTCCTGCTGTTTGACTTCCAGAACCACTACATCTTTCTACTGAAATAGGCATATTAGTAACTTCAGTCCAAGAAGATCCATTCCAATGAAGAGCTTCGTTTGTTGTTGGTTCTCCTCCTGCTAAAACTCCAGCTGTATATACTCCTATCATTCCAGAGTCTGATCTTGCCGTTGGTATGTCTGCTATTTCTGTCCAAGATGTACCGTTATAATTTTCTACGTTTGCTTTTGCAGGTGCTTGTCCACCTGCTACTAAACCTTCGTTGTGTGGAGAGAATCCTCCAAACATTCTATATCTAGCTGTATTCATATTACCACCAGATCCCCAAGTTCCAGCGGATATACCATCCGAAGTATTTTTAAATTGTCCTGTTGTAGAGTTGTAGTAAAAGTCTCCAATAATCGCGTCAGAGTAACTTGCTTCATCACCAGGTTGTACACCTGAGAAAGTCCATTCTTCTGTGGTTGCTACTTTTGAACCTGTATCTCCTCCAGATGCTAAAGATGTTGAAGAAGTTCCAACAGTTCCATTAGCGGCACTCGCACGAGCGGTTGCAAGGTCATTAACCTCTGTCCAACTTGATCCGTCCCATTGTTCTGTGTTTGCAATTTTTCCTGGTGGGGCATTTCCTGCAAAAGCTATTGCTGCTGTGCTACTACCAGAACCTGATAAAGCATATCTTGTTGTGTTTAAATCTCCTGTTTCTGTCCAAGCTGACCCATTCCATAATTCGTTAGTAGCTAAAGTTGCCGATGATGGCGGGTTTCTTCCGCCAAACACAAGAGCTGCAGTATTAGTAGTTCCTGAACCTGCTCCTTCTCTTCTTGCTTGATTTAAATCTGCTACTTCTGTCCACGCACTTCCATTCCACGATTCATTCAATGTTTGTGAACCCCCGCCAGTAGGTGATGTACCAGTTGAAAATAAACCTGCTGTTGTTGTACCGGTTGCAACTCCAGCTATTCTAGCACTATTAATTTCAGTTGTTTCAGACCAAGCAGAGCCGTTCCAAGACTCCACATTATTTGATCCTGCTCCTGGAGCACCATCATAATTTCCACCTATTGAATATCCAGCAGTGGTAGTTCCAAATCCAGATGGTAATTGCCTACCTGTATTTAAATCTGAGACCTCTGTCCAAGAAGACCCATTGTAAGATTCTGCTATAGCTAAGTTTGGACTGCCTGGATTTTCCCCTCCAAAAACAATATTTGCTGAAGCACCTGTTGGTGCTCCAAAACCACCTAATAAACTTCTTGCTGAATTTAAATCACCACCAGATGACCATGATCCTGCATAAGGATTATCTGCCAATGCTTGTGCAAATGGTGCTGGATCTTCTGTACGGGTTTGAACTTGAAACCCCTTTATACCTTTATACTCAGCCATGGATTATTTATCCCTTAATAGCCAACCCTGAGTAGAATCTACGTATACCAATGTGAAAGCAGCTCTTTCTGTTGAAACCGTTAAGTCTGCTGCTGTTCCCATTATTGGTTGTGAGTTTCTACCTACGGTTAGATTGTTTGAATCAAATGTTCCAGCGTAATCAATAATTGAAACCTCATCTCCTAATGATGGTGATGAAGGTAAAGTCATTGTAATTGCGCCAGATGTTGTATTTACAAAATATCCATATCCTGCAGACATTGTTGCTGCAGTTGTTGCAATTGCTTGCCATGCAGTACCACCAGATACTTCAGCAAAAGATAACTGACCAACACCTGTTGTGCCTGATCCAGTCACTGATGCAACTTTTAAATATCTATCTGCTGTTACGTTACCTGTAGGAAATTTTAATGTGTAAGATTGTGAGTTTGTATGCGCGGGACTTTGAAGTTTAATCCCGTGGGAATTATTTTCGCAGTTAAGTTGTAGAGTTCCTGGGTTTGTATTACCACCAACTTCTACAACACCAGTTCCATTTGGTGTTAAATTAATTGCTCCATTTGAACCGTCTGTTATTGTAATTGTACCAGAGTTTGTTCCAGAATTTGTATCTAAAATTAAATCATATGCACCACTTGATGTAATTGTTGATGCAGCTGCTCCTGTTCCAACTACTACTTCACCTGTTCCTTTTGGTGCTACAGCTATATCAACGTTTGAATCTCCACCTGCAGCAGCAACTTTTGGATCATTGCCTGTTGCAGCATTTGTCATTTCAATGTGATTGACAGCAGAAGTTGTAGTTTGAAAAATTAATTGTTCATTTCCGTTTTCATCTCTGAGACCATGATCATCATCAAAGTCAATCATGAAAGAGTTAGTATCTAAATTACCACCTAATTGTGGTGATGTGTCATCAACCACGTCACTTGCAGTTGATATCTCATAAATATTTGGATTTGTTGCAGTGTTAGTTGAACCTTCGCAATAAACTATTTTTGTACTTTTTTGTGTAGTTGAAAAAGTTACAGTCGCACCTGACCCAGAAGCATATTTAAATTGTACTGTGTATGCACCTGAAGTTGAATTTTTTAAAATAAAGAAATTTTCTACATCTAATGGAATTGTAACAATTTGATTTCCTGTAATTGAACCTGTAAATTCTATAACTCTGTGAGCTAGTTCTGCTCCAGTTGATCCATCACTAACAGCAAGAGCTGTTGTTTGTGCACCACCAGCAATAGATTTTGCTATATAGCCACCAGTTATCTGCTCTACAATTTGTAAATTAGTATTTGTTTTTGTACCCCATGTACCTGCATTTTCACCAGTCGCCTGAAGTTCAATACCTAGGGGTGTATATGTCGATGCCATATTAAGCTGCTTCTCCTGTTACGTCGTTATAGCTTGAATTTGAGCCAGTTGCAACATCCGAATATGATGTATTCGAACCCGTTGAAATGTCACTATACGACGTGTTTGAACCGGTGTCAATATTAGCATATGCTAATACATTTACTGCTCCTACACTAACTGTAGCCGATTGTCCAGTTAATCCCATAACTTGATCTTTTGGATCTACCGTTCCTACAGAGGCTGTAGCAGAAACACCCGTTAATCCCATAACATCTGCAGCTGTTAAACTACCAACAGAAACTGTTGATGAAACACCTGTTAAATTTTGTACAGCAGACCCTAGTCCTATTAATGAACCTAAAGTAAACTCTGCTTGTATGCCTGATAATAAAGCTGCATCATTTGGAACTACAACAGAACCAATTCCAGTTGTTACAGCAAAACCAGTTAAATTTGCTTCGTGTGAAGTTACACCTTCTGCTGTTCCTTGTGATGAAGTTATTCCTAAACCTGTTGGTGATACGTCTTCATTTGGTGCAACAGCTGTTCCTTGACCAACAGTTGATTCTTGTCCTGTTAATCCCATGACCTGATCTGCAGGATCCACTACACCAATTGCTGCTGTTGAGGATGATCCAGATACAGCGAAAGATACGTTTATAACATTTGTAATTGTTCCAAAAGTTGATGAAGATGATACTCCAGCAACTTCTACTGTTTTTGGTATTACAGGTGAAATAGAACCAGTAGATGCTGTAGATGAGACTCCTGTTAAAGCAAAAGATAAATCTATTACATTACTAATAGTTCCTATTGAAGTTGTAGATGATACACCTGTTAATGAAACTGTTTCGTCAGCTAGATTTCCCCACTCACCATCATTCCAAGCTTTAGCACCCCATCCTGTTGCAAGAACAGAGTTTTCATTCCAATAAGCTCGGCCCCAGGTGAATCGACCCCATCCTGTTTGAACCGACATAGTGGTCCTCCTATGCTAATCTTATGATTGCGTTTGTAGCGTCTGCTGTAGGGAATTGAATTGTAAAAGTTCCGTTAGTCGCTGTTTTGTCAGAACCAAACGCGATTGCACAAACAGCTACATTAGATGCAGATGAATTGTAAATTAAAGCACCGTTTGCTGTAAAAGAAGCTGATGAAAAACTTACATCTGAAAAATCACAAAGTGCAGTTGTGCTTGAAGCAACTGGAGTTACACTTGTTAGTGTTGCTCCACCAGAAGTGTAAGCACTTCCAGATGTATTTGTAATTTCTTCTGAAGTTGAGAATGCAGTTGTTCCTGCACCAAGAGTTGCATCACTGTCATAAAGTGCAATTTTAAAAGTGTTACCAGTTGTTGCTGTAAAATTGTGAACACCTTTTAATAATTCTACTTTGAAACTTGTACAAATTGCTGATGTAATTGCCATTTTTTATCTCCTATTGGTTTGCTGAGGTTACTGGGATTCTGACTGTACCATCTGTATAGTCATCTCTTCTTCGTCTTCCAACTTGCTCGTTATACTTTTGCTCGTACAAAGTCAACATATCGATAGGGCCTTTTAAAAAGCCATAAGCCTCTGCTAAACAGCAGTATAGTAGGCCATTTGGGAAGTTTAAGCTAATATAATTAGTAACATTATCTGAGGCTAAAGTAGCCGGCATCTTATTATAATGCACTCTAAATTTATAATTTGTATTGGGTGTAGGAGCTAAAAAAATACGCCCAGAATTGGTATCTCCATCTCCAGTGGCGTTACCAAACATAGCGTAATATTTTGGTTTACCTTGAGCCGCAGCTGTACCTGTAATCGGTTGATATTCTTGTAGGTATGTTACATCTTTTTTCTCTAGCCAAGTATTAGATCCAGTTAACACGGCACTTGAATCATAAACTTGTATACCTCTAATAAATAAAGCTCCTCCTGGAGCGTTAATAGTTTCTTGTCCTGGAACTAAATTACCTGATTGTTGTTTTCTATCTGCATCAATAGGAACATCTCTCATAATTCTATATTGAGCATTTAAAATAACATTTTCTAATTGATCTGCAGAAAAAACTGTAGAATCTACTTCTGTGTAGTTTCTAATTTGTGTAACTAAAGTACTATAACTAATTCCTGCCATTATGCTTGTTGTGTAACTGGTCCAGCGGACGCAGATCCACCTCCTCCTATTTCAGTTGCTGAAGCTGTAGCTCCAGATGGAAATGTATAATTATTATCATCTGTTTTTGTAATTGTAAATCCACTTGATCCATTAATTGTAGCAGCAGGTATGCCACCAACTAATTCTGCATCTCTAAATCTAACAGTATCACTAGTAGATCTACCGTGATTAGGTTCATTAACAGATACAGTTGCAGAACCATTAGTTGTTGTAAACGCATTTAATGGTAAAAGATTTGGTGTTGTAGGTTCTGATCTATCTGGTCTAACATTTCTTATAGATATGGAATCACCATTCATAGGTTTTGGTTCTAATTGTGGTTGCTTTGGTTCAAATTCAGAAACATGAACAAAAGATCCGTTCCATTCTCTAACCATTTCTTTGTATGGAAACTCCATACCAGATCTATCTGATATTGCTTTTGCGTATTTACCTGTTGCAAATTTTGCCATTATGTTCCTGGGTAATATGCTTTAGGAGTAATATATGTACTCGAAGCTGACCCATCCTCTGCTAATGCTCTAGCTAATTCATCTTCATAATATAATTTCATAGCTTGAATCATTTCTGGTCTATATTTTTGTGCAAGATAAAAAGATAATCCTGATATCATGCAAGGTACAAATCTAAAAGGTAAGTCAGTTGCGTTTGTGTAATCACCAACATCTTGTATTCTTTTTATGTAATAAATATGCATGTCTTTAGATGCGTTTGAAGAATCTGGTGTTGGGTAAACGTGTATTCTAACTTTATCTATGAATCTCTCTACCCAATATTGATTAGGTGTTCCTTTTGATAATTTATTTGAGAATGCCGCATAAGTAGATCTATCTACTTTTGTCATTGGAGAGTCTGCTTGTGTTGTTTGAGTTCTGTTTGATCTAAGCTGTGCTTCTAAAACATCAGATATTCCATACACACCACTTGGTGTAGATACTGCACTTGTGCCATCGTCTGACGATCTAAAAAAATCGTAATCTGATTGCCCTTCAATTAAATCAATATTAAGATCAGCTATTTCCCAATAGTGAATACCTCTGTTTCCCCACTCTTGAAACAAGATATTAAGAGATCTTCTTGCAGATTTTAATTGGTAACCAGATACGTTCTGTAGTCCAATACGCTCAAAAGACTCTTCTACTATTTCATCAATAGCAAAAGTTTTGTCGAACGTAGCTGTTCCCGAAGTAGTGTTAGCCATTTAAACTCCTTAGCCAGTATATCCGATAGTTAGAGATGTTGTGTTAGTCATGGTTGCATGAACACCGTTTTCAAATCTAATACCGTTTCCTGGAACATAGATGTCTAAACCTTCTGTTCCAAAATCAGCTTCGAAAACTTTATCTCCTGTACTACCAGACGAAATATCTCTTAACACTAAAACAGATGACGCTACACCATTTGCTTGGATGTAAGTTATTCTACAAGGCCCTATATTAACAGAACCACCAGAAATAGTTTTTACCTGTCCTGTGCTAGCTATATTTGTAAACTTCTGATCTGAACTCATATTTTTCTCCTATTAAAGTGTGGAGCCGAAACTCCACACTAATTATTTATTAACTTACTGCCGCGCTAAACGGAGTTGCTGGTGTTCCAGTACATCCTGAAACTACCTCAACTTGCCATTTGCCGGAAGCAAGAACTGTACAAACAATTTTTGAAAAAGTAACTCCACCTGTAGTAGTACCATTTAAAGTAATAGTATCAGATGTTGAAGCTGTTTCAAATCCAACAACGTTATCAGAAGAGTCATCAATAAATAATGCTCCACCAATCATAACGTCAGTTGCGTTAGCAACTTGCACGACTAAATCTCCAGTCTTTGTAATAGAATTGAAGATTTCAAATCTTGCACCAACGTTACTTAAGTTGTTTAGGTCTG